TGTTTAAGAAGTCACAGTTCAGCATCGAAGGCGTGATTGGAATGGTGAAGTCTACTAACCACCGATTTCGGGTGATAACCATGTTCCGCAAGATATGAAAGTCACTGCCCTTTACCAGCAAGGTTACCAGCTGCTGCACGAGGGCTCCATTGCCCTAGCCGAGGTCGAAGCCAACGGCATACGTATCGACATGCCAAGGCTGGTGAGGACCAGGCAGGGCATGGAGGACAAGATGCGTGCATTGCGCACGGAACTTGAGGAAGATCCCGTATGGCGCATCTGGAAGAGGCGATTTGGGGACAAGTCCAAGCTCACCTCGAGGGACCAGCTGGCGTTCGTACTGTACGAAGCACTCAAATATCCAGTCACTGATTTTACGGACAGCGGCAAGCCTTCGACAGAGGATGAAGTCCTGCAGAAGATTGACCACCCCTTTGTTGCCAAGTGGTCCAAGCTGCTGGACTACGACAAGACAGCAGGCACGTTTCTCAAGGGCATTGAAAACGAAGTTGTCGATGGACGCTTGCATCCTGTGTTCAGCCTGCATACAGTCCGCACTTTCCGGTCCAGTTCGGAGGACCCAAACTTCCACAACTTTCCAGTGCGGGACAAAACCATGGCCGAACTGATTCGGCGGTGCTTTATTGCGTCCGAGGGCTGTGTCCTAGTTGAGAACGATTTCAAAGGAGTCGAGGTGTCGGTCTCAGCGTGCTACCACGAGGACGCAAACTTCATCTCCTACATCACCACCCCTGGGAAAGACATGCACCGGGACATGGCCGCGCAGATTTATTGTTTGGAGCCTGGGCAAGTCTCAAAGGATGCACGCTACGGTGCCAAGAACAAGTTCGTCTTCCCACAGTTCTACGGCGATTACTACGTTGCCTGCGCCAAGAATATGTGGGAGTGGATCGACAAAGGGAAGTTAACCGGGCCAGGTGGTACTTCACTGAAGGGTTGGCTGAAAGCTACCAAGGGGATTATGGAACTTGGAGATTGCAATCCCGAGGAGTCGCCTCGACCAGGCACCTTTGAGCAGCACGTGAAAGAGGTGGAAGATGATTTCTGGAACAATCGCTTCCAAGACTACGGCAAGTGGCGCAAACGGTGGTACGAGCAATATCTAGAGCGAGGTTACTTTGACATGTTCACCGGGTTCAGGGTGTATGGCATGTTCAAGCGCAACCAAGCCGTGAACTACCCAGTGCAGGGAAGCGCCTTCCATTGCCTGTTGTGGGCCCTCATTCAGGTGAACAAAGCCCTCCGGCGCTATCACATGCGCAGCAAGGTGGTGGGGCAGATTCATGACAGCTTGGTTGGGGACGTGCGTGAGAACGAGCTAAAGGATTACCTCGAGATTGTGGAGTACGTGGTGACGGTGCTGTTGCGCAAGCATTGGAAGTGGATCATTGTCCCGCTAGAGGTGGAGTATGAGATCAGCCCTCGCAACAGCAACTGGTTCGAGAAGAAAGAAGTGAAGTTCAAACAAGGCAAGTTTTTCCATCCCTCCAAACCTGGCGTGTTTACCACTGACGCTGGGAAATTCCTCAACGCACTAACCTCCAACCCCAATGGGAAAGCACCAACGTGACTGGGCAAAGAAAGAAACAAATCGTTTGCGTGAGCTGCTTGGTGGGCGGTGCGCCTGTTGTGGCAGCGACAAGGACCTCGAGTTTGACGTTATTCTGCCTGATGGTAGTGACCATCATCGCAAATATGAGTGGTCCTGGCGCCTTAGCTTCTACCGCTTTCACTACAAAGCCAACAATCTCCAACTGCTGTGCTCCAAGTGCAACAGCCGCAAAGGGGACGACGTTATTGATTACCGAGGAACGTTTCGTGAGCAAGGGAAGTTCAAGCTGGACGAGGAGGAGTAAAAGCGATTTTGGCGGAAAGTGTTTTTCTGCATCTATTCACAACTGGAACCCAAACCCACCCAAACAAGATAGAGAAACCCAAGCAAATGGGTTTCTACTCGAACTTTGCTCACCTACCACCAGTTCCAAGCGCACGCTTTTAACGCAAGCGTCTTCGAGTAATTGTCCGGCTGTAATAGTGGGAGGACAGGACCTTGCCCACGCAACCGGCTGCAACTTTAACCTGCCCGGTTTCGCAATCTCGGCAGGAGTGATTCACACCGTGCCGCAAGCAACCAATAGGCTGTGGGCAGGGTGTGGCAGCGTTCCAAGCATTACGACGAAAGGGAAAAGCGGGCCCGCGTCGTCCCTTGGAAGTGTAGTGAGCAAGTCCGGGGAAGGGCAGGCACGCCGCTGTCGTGTTATCCTGCCAGGCACACAAAAGTGTTATCTCGAACTCGCTCACTTAAGTGGGATGATAATCTTTACAAAAGCGGATGCAAGCCAGTTTTTATGAACAAGGAACTCTACCACAAGTATCGTCCTAAAACCCTCAAGGCTGTCCTAGGACAGGATGCCGCTGTGCGTGCGCTGCAAAGACGCATGGACAAGGGCAACCCTCCCCATGTGTTCCTGCTGTCCGGCCCCTCCGGTGTTGGGAAGACTACCATTGCGCGCATCCTTGCGGACATGCTGGGCTGCCAGCGTCAGGATTACGTTGAAATCAACTCAGCCGATTTCAAGGGCATTGAGATGGTCCGGTCCATTCGCAGTCACGTGAACCTGGCCCCGCTGGTGGGCAAGTGCCGAGTGTGGCTGATAGATGAAGCGCACAAGCTCACCAACGATGCCCAGAACGCACTGCTTAAGGTCCTCGAGGATACGCCCAGCCATGTTTACTTCATGCTGGCAACCACGGACCCACAGAAGCTGATTAAAGCCATTCACGGCCGGGTAACAGAGGTGAAGCTGATTGCTATGCGGGCTGGTCCATTAGCCGACCTGGTAAGTGAGGTGGCAGACAACGAGGGTTTTGAGGTGTCGAACGATGTGGTGGACGAGATTGTCGAAGCGGCCGAAGGCTCGGCACGCAAGGCACTGGTTATCCTCGAGCACGTGGGGCCATTAGGCAATGATGAGGAGCAGCTGGCAGCCATCCGGACCACCACGTTTAACAAGGAGCAGGCTATTGATTTGGCGCGCTTGCTGATAAACCCACGCGCCAATTGGGTCGATGTGGCAAAGGTGCTGCGCGCCCTCAAGGACGAGGAGGCGGAAGGGGTGCGGTATTGTGTGCTTGGTTATGCCCGGGCAGTCCTAGTGGGTGGGGAGGACAAAGGACCCAACCTCAAAATGGCGCCCCAAGCGTTTAAGGTGATTGATGTTTTCTCGAAGAACTTCTTTGATTCAAAACATGCCGGATTGGCGGCAGCTTGTTGGGAGGTAGTCACCCTCTGAGGACAGCAGATAATAGGCATATGGACGACTACGCAAACGTGGTGCAGATTGACGAGCTGAATCTCGATAGAGAGTGCATTCGCCTTCCTTCGGATTACCTCAAGTTCGCTAACAAGTACACCGAAGCCAAGCGCGAGCTGGAAGAGGCCAAGAACCGGCTCAAGGTAACCGAAGCCGACATTGCCAAGCAGGTGCGCGACACGCCCGGGAAGTTTGGATTGGAGAAGGCCACTGAAGGCGCCATCAAAGAAGCTGTCCTAACCCACAAGGATTACCGCAACGCCGTGGCAGACGTGAACGACCGGTCCTACGATGCGGACATGGTGGGGAACGTGGTGTCGGCGCTGGAGCACAAGAAGCGGTCGGTAACGCTGTTGGTTGAGCTGCATGGGCTGGGTTACTTTGCCGAACCCAAGATTTCGGAACGCGGGCGCAATGCTGTCGATACCATGTCCAAACGTGCTACCCGCCGCCCACTGCGCGTATCCAGAGAGGACTTGTAACCAAATGTCGTTGGCACAGATTTTCCTTCTCGTTGTGTTGTCCGTGGTAGTCCTGCCCGTCCTGTCCTACTTGGTAGTGAAGTTTGGACGGGCAGGCTACCTCAACGCGAGAGGGAGGGACAAACAAAACCAAAGCAATGAGGAGAACAAATAATGCGTTCACAAAGTAAAAGCCGGGGCGAAGAGCGCCGGTATTCAAACATGCGGGAGATGGTGAAGAAGCGGGAGTCAGGCTTCTCCGCGCCATATCTCAAGCTGCCGGAAGGGGCCACGCTCTTCAAACCCAAGAAGGGCATCATGC